TTGTGAGTTAACTCCATCAATATTACATTGGTTACCTACTAGAGAACTTAAAATAATTAAGGCTATAAAAAAAAGCAGCGTTCCAGGAAATTTAATAATAAGAGTTTCAGGAGCAATGGTTAATGGGAAACCGCCTAAAAATTATTCAAATACTTCTACAGTAATAACCAATAATTTATATGCTAGAAAATCAGATTTTATTTGCCCATCAAACTTACAAGACAATCAATGCAAAAATTGTCGTGCTTGTTGGGATAGTAAAATAAAAAACATAACTTACATTAAACACTAAAGGAGACAATAAAAATGAGAACATTTGCAATTATAAAAAAACAAGTATGGAATGATGGATCAAGTTTTATCGATGTTCAAGGAAGAACTTCATATAATGATGTAAATCTAGCTAATTTGATAGCTAAAGATTTTGCAGAAAAAGAGAAAAACAAAAAGATATCATATACAGTTGTATTAATGCCATTTGCTGGAGAACCAAAACATGATAATTAAAGAAAGAGAAGTTAACATTATATTCATAATATTGACTTCGATATGCCTAGTAATTATCTATCTCGGATAACTACAAACAATAACAAAAAGAACCTCTATCATTCACTTGATAGGGGTTTTTTATTATAGATATCTAATTAAAAAATCCGCCTAAGAATTAAACATTAAATGGCTTATACACTAGGGGAGACAATAAGAACCTATGAATATAAAGCTTATAGCATAATTATATATATTGTATCTAATGATTAAGTAATGTTAAAAGAAGATAAGCCGTACCTTCTAACATGCTTATATAATTATTTATTATATTATTATCTAAGGGGCTATATGAATCTATAATGACTATCATATAAACATTATTAATTATTCTGGCTAGTGAAGATCATATAATTAATAATATCTTTATCATGAAGGCGTAAGGCTCTTAAAATATCATAAAAAATAGATACATCATGCCAAGATATCATGACCCCCAAAGCCCACGCATGTATATAGGTGTATACCCATTCATACTATGGAGGGAAATATTAAGTCTATTAGCCCCCACTAATATACCTAGCAAAGCCAAGTCATAAAAAAAACCATTAGATACAATCTGAATCTGGTTGCGAGTTTTTGTTGACAATTGTAAAAAAAATAATATAAAATTAGAGGTGGATAATAGCCTTTAAAATAAAATGAATTATAGTGTTGGGATTTACCACCATTAGTCCTCCAAGATTATGTAATAAATTTCAACACTTCCCATTATGCAAGATAACAAAAGAGTTGAGGAAATCCTCAATACCCTAAAGAAAAGGCAACAAGAGTATAAACTCAATTACTACGAGCCTTATCCTTTCCAGAAGAGATTTCATGAAGCTGGGTTAGATACTAACCAAAGGCTTCTAATGGCGGCTAACAGGGTCGGTAAGTCTTATGTGGGCGCTATGGAGATGGCAGCGCATTTGACTGGACTGTACCCAAAATGGTGGAAAGGGAGAAGATTTGAAGAGCCTATAAGGGCTTGGGTCTGTGGGGCTTCTAACGAGACCACACGAGATATCTGTCAAAAAGAACTATTTGGGCAACCTGACAATCCTAGAGATAAAGGGAAGGGAAGTATTCCCAGACATCTCATTGGCGAAACAACAAGAAAACCTGGTGTTCCTAACGCTCATTCATCGGTGCTTGTTAAACATAACTCTGGAGGATGGTCTAGGGTTGCCTTTAAAGCCTACGAACAAGGGGCAGAAAAATTTATGGGGGAGAGTATTGATCTAGTATGGCTAGATGAAGAGCCACCCAGAGAGATATATTCACAATGTATTACTCGTACTTTGGACAGGAGAGGACAGGTTTACCTGACTTTTACCCCTGAATCAGGCATGACTGAGGTAGTACAGAACTTTACATCGGATTTGAGACCAGGACAATCGCTTATAACAGCAGATTGGGAGGATGCAGAGCATTTAACTGAGGATATGAAAACTCAGATATTAGAAGCTTTGCCGCCCCATGAGCGTGACATGAGGTCAAAAGGAATTCCTATGATAGGTAGTGGACTTGTTTTCCCTATCTCAGAGGAGAGTCTAGCTTGTGAACCTTTTAGTATACCACAGCATTTCCCTAGAATTGCTGGGCTAGACTTTGGATATGACCACCCTACTGCCGTAGTATGGTTGGCTTGGGATGTTGATGAGGACATAGTCTATGTGTATGACTGCTATAGAATGAGCAAACAAACACCTGATTATCACGCATCACACATCAATCAAAGAGAAGGTAGCAACTATATCCCTGTTATATGGCCACACGATGGATATCAACACGATAAAGGCTCTGGTATTACACTAGCAGAACAATACAGAACGGCTCATGTCAATATGACTCCTTTTCATTTTGAAAATCCTCCAGCTTTAGGAGAAAAAAAAGGCGGAAACTCTGTAGAAGCAGGGTTAATGGACATGTTAACACGCATGGAACATGGGAAATTTAAAGTATTTAACACAATGTATGATTGGTTTGAAGAATACAGGATGTATCATCGTAAAGATGGCAAATTAGTCAAACTTAAAGATGATTTAATGTCTGCAACACGATATGCAGCGTTAAGTCTAAGACATTCAACAGTAGAAACATCAAAATGGAACAGTAAGGGCAGATTAGGTCCTGATGTAGCCATTGTTTGAGGAAATAAATGGCAAAAACTAAAAAAATGACAAAAGAAGACCTTGTATCCAGGTTATCATCAGAAATTCAAGCATCTAGCGGACATATGAACAGCGAATTATCTCACCAAAGAGAAGATTCAATGAAATATTATCTAGGTGAGCCTTTCGGCAATGAAATAGATGGTCGATCAGAGATTGTTACTACCGATGTACGAGACACAGTCGAATACATAATGCCAAGTTTAATGCGTATCTTTACTACGCATAACAATGTTGCAGAATTTGAGCCAGAAGGTCCTGAAGATGTACAAATGGCACAACAAGCTACTGATTATGTTAATTATGTCTTTAACAAGCAAAATAACGGCTTTAAGGTGCTATATGATGCCTTTAAAGACGCTTTAATATCAAAAACAGGCATTATAAAGCATTATTGGGAAGAATCAGAAGAGGTTAGCACGGAAAATTATGCTAATTTAACGGATATTGAGTTTCAATCTATACTGGCAAACGATGAATTAGAGGTTTTAGAGCATACAGAGGTTGTTAAACAAGAATCTGTAGTACAAAATGGACAAATAGTGTCGCCTAGAATGGCAGAACACGATGTTAAAGTTAAAAGAACTAAAAAAAATGGTCAAGTTAAGGTCATTTCAGTACCTCCAGAAGAATTTTTAATCTCAAGAAGAGCAACAGACATAGAATCTGCTAGTTTTATCTGTCATAGAGTAAAAAAATCAGTATCCGATCTGATTTTAGAAGGATATTCTAAAAAAGATGTGGAAAACATACCTAGTTATTCACAAAACAACGCTGAATACAACGAAGAAAGACTCGCTAGGTTTAGTTATGACGATGATTCTATACCGCCAGACGAAGGAGAAGGCGCTAGTAGACAGGTTTGGATTGAAGAATGCTACATGAGAGTAGATTACGACAACGATGGGATAGCGGAACTAAGAAAAATTACCAAAGGCGGTGATTACATTCTAGATAACGAGCCTATCGATTACTTGCCGTTTTCAACGATCTGCCCATTACCGATCCCACATAAGTTTTACGGCATGAGTATTGCCGACACAGTCAAAGACATACAATTGATCAAATCAACGATTATGCGTAATCTTTTAGACAATATGTATCTAACTAATAACGCAAGATACGCAGTATTAGCAGGACAAGTAGAGTTAGACGACTTATTAACATCAAGACCAGGTGGAATTGTAAGAATGAGAGCGCCAGGAGCGGTTACAGCTTTACCTACCCCACAAATACAACCTTATGCGTTCCAAATGGTACAGTATTTAGACGGCATAAGAGAAGAAAGATCAGGGGTATCTAAAATGACACAAGGATTAAACCCAGATGTGCTTACTTCTCATGTAACTTCAGGGGCAATATCAGCAGCAACTGAGTCTTCTATGCAAAGAATTGAGCTAATTGCTCGTATATTTGCCGAAACAGGCATAAAAGATGTGTTTAGATGCATCTATCAACTAGTCCAGAGATACGAAAACAGAGATAAAATGGCATATTTAAATGGTAAATTCGTGCCAATTGATGTTTCTCGTTGGAAAGAAAAGCTAAATTGTATTGTAAATGTAGGTGTTGGATCAGGTAGTCAGACTTCTAAAATGCAAACCATGTCTAGCATCATGAATATATTACAAACTTTAGTCCAACAAGGTGGCATGGGTACTTTGGTAAACCCACAAAACATCTATAACGCTGTCAGCGAGTATATAGCGCAATCTGGCTATAAAAACGCAGATACATTCATTACTGATCCTTCAACTGTTCCTCCGAAACAACAAGGGCCATCTATGGATGATCAACTAGCTATGCAAAAAGCTAAACTTGAAGTGCAAAAACTACAAGTACAAGCGCAAACAGCACAGGTTGATGCTAATTTGAAAGAACAAGAGTTGGATATGAAGAAAAAAACAGCTTCTATAGACTTTGCCATTAAACAACAAGATTTAGAACTTAAAAAACAACAATTAATTTTAAACGAAGCTGAGCTTAAACTTGAAGCTATACAAGGTAGACCAGTTGGAATAGGACCAAAATAATGAAAACAAAAGGCTACGGAAAAGCAGAAAGAAAAAAATTAGTTTCCAGAGAAATAAAATATTGTACTAACAAAGGCACAAAGCATAAAAAATGCGTAGCAATGGCGTTGAACATGTACCCTAAAAGAACTAAGTTGCCACTAGCATGAGAGATTTAAACGAATTAAATATAGAAATAGAGTTAATCAAGAAAGATATTAATGATATAAAAAACAATCACTTACAGCATATTGAAAGAGATATGAGAGATGTAAAGATTGAGGTTTTTAGATTTAAATATGTTATCTGGGGAGCTTTAGTTATATTTATATTAATGACAGATAAATTTACAGAACTATTGAGGTTATTATAATGTACGGCAAAAAAACAAAAAAAAACAAAAAGAAAGGCAAAGGCAAATGTTAACTAAAAGACAAAAGGATACTCTTGCAAAGCATAAAGTGCATCATACTGCAAAACATATGGCTTTTATGCGCAAGGAAATGAACAAGGGAAAGACTTTTACACAGGCACATAAATTAGCAATGAAAAAGGTAGGAAAATGAGTTTATACGAAAATATTAATAAAAGAAAAAAAGCAGGAACAAGTAGAAGTAAAAAGAAATCTACGATATCAGATAAAGCATATGCAAATATGAAAGCTGGTTTCCCTAAAAAAAGTACAAAAAAAAACAAAAGAAAGAGTAAAAAGAAGGCTTGATAGATAAATCAAAATTTACCAGAACAGAATTACAACAGTTAATGTTAAAATATCGCATTTCTGTAAACGAATTATCCTTGAAGACATCAATATCACACAACGATATTCGAGGATATTTAACAGGCAAACGACCTATACCCACTCATGTAGTGGACAGAGTTTGTCAAATTGGAGAAGAAAATGACAGATAAAGAAGCACAAATAAAAGAAGGAAGGGAAGCTAGAGCGTTGCTCGAAAACCCCATCTTAATAAGATCATACGAAGTTATACAAAACCAAGCTTTTCAAGACTGGCTCAGAACAGGTTTGACTGAAACCGACAAAAGAGAAGCAATATACCATTCCGTTGTTGGTACACTTAAATCACAACAGGTTCTCGTGAATACTGTAGAAAACGGAAAACTAATTGAAGACGAATTAAAAGGGGGTAAATAATCATGGCAAAAGAAGATATCCCTATAAAACAATCCGCTTTTGGCGGAACTCCTGTTACAGATGTACTGTCTGCACAGAGAGCAATAAAAGAATCTAGTATTCTGGGCGCTCAAAATGAGCCATCCCAAGAAGACGAAGAAAAAACAGAAACAACGGAAGAAGTTTCTGCACAGGACATGGAGTCCGAATCAGTTGAAACAGAAGCAGCTAACCCAGATGGGTTAACAGCAGAAGATATAAAAGAAGAAAATACTGAAGAAGAAGTTGAGGAACAGGAGCGATATACTGTCAAAGCGGCAGGAAAAGAGCATTCTGTGACCCTTGATGAGCTGAAAAAAGGTTTTCAATTTGGAGCTGATTACAGTAGAAAAAATGCCATGCTTGGCGAGGACAGACAAAAGTTAGAAGAAGAGAAAAGAATGCTCTCTCAACAACTTGAGACTACTCAACAAGAAAGGCAGCGTTACTTGTCACGCCTAGAGGACATTGATCAAATAGTAGATAATGATTTAAAAGCATTCGAGTCTACAGATTGGGCAAAACTCAAGGTAGAAGACCCTGTTCAATACTCTATAAAAAGAGATGAAGAAAGGCAATTACAAGAGAGCAGAAAACAAATAGCTGAAGAGAGAAAAAGTCAGCAATACGCAGCACAACTAGAAGCTGAGAAGAAAATTGAGGAAGTTAGAGTCGAACAAGCAAGAATTGTTGCAGATAAAATTCCTAATTGGTCTGATCCTGTAGAAGGACCTAAAGTTAAGAGCAGAATTAAAAACTTTGCTATTAAATCTGGGTTTACAGAAAACGACATATCTCAACTAATAGATGCTCGTAGCGTTGAAATTTTACACAAAGCTATGAAATATGATGACTTGGTCAATGCAAAGATAAAGAACAAAAAAGTTAACAATGTTCCTAAAGTGACTAGACCTGGTACGAAACAAACATCTGACGAAGTAAATACTGAAAAAAGAGCGCAACAAAAAGCAAGGCTTAGAAGAACAGGAAGTGTTAAAGACGCACAAGACCTGATTAAAAATCTTCTATAGTCTAATTAAACTTTATACAGAGGTAATCAAAAATGGCATTTACAACAAATGCGTATGAAACTTTTGACGCTAATGACAACAGAGAAGATTTGGCTAATGTTATCTATAACATTTCTCCAACTGACACTCCAATGATGTCATCTATCGGTACTGCAACTTGTACTTTTACTAAGCACGAGTGGCAAACTGATGCATTAGCGGCAGCAGCAGCAAACGCACAAATAGAGGGAGATGACGCTCCCAATGCTGCTTTATCAGCTACTTCTCGTGTTTTCAACTACACACAGATTTCTTATAAACCTGTGATCGTAACTGGCACACAAGAAGTTACTAAAAAAGCAGGTATGACAGACGAACTAGCTTACCAAGTGGCTAAAGCTGGTAAAGAACTAAAACGCGACATGGAGTTAGCAATGACTGGTAAAACAGCAGCCGTTGCAGGTACTGGAGATGGAGCTGCGGCAAGAGTTGCTCGTGGATGTGAATCATTTCTAACAACTAACGACTCTCATGGCAGTGGTGGTTCTACAAACAGCTCAACTGGTGCAGTTACTGATGGTACTCAAAGAGTGCTAACAGAATCTCTCCTAAAAGCAACAATGAAGTCATGTTACGATGCAGGTGGTGAGCCTGACTTGTTACTTGTTGGTTCGTTCAACAAACAAAAAATATCAGGTTTTACTGGTAATTCAACAAGAATGGATATGGCAGAAGATAGAAGCTTAGTCGCTACTATCGATGTTTATGTTTCAGACTTTGGTGAAGTCAGAGTAGAATCTAATAGACTACTAAGAAGTAGCGGTAGAACAGCACTATTGCTTCAAACAGATATGTGGGCAACAGGTTTCTTAAGACCTTTTGCTGTATCTGAACTAGCTAAAACTGGTGACGCAGAGAAGAGATTACTCTTAACTGAATGGACACTAGTTTCTAGAAACGAAGCAGCAAGTGGAAAAGTAGCCGATATAACTACTTCATAACTTAAACACTTTATAACCCCGTAAGGTTATTCATAGGGGTAGGCGTGGTTTCCTACCCCACCCAGATACATTTAATAATGACCTTGAAGAAGGTATCGCTTCGGAACGAGGGTTATTAATATTGGAGAAATTTAATGAGAACATTAAATGATTATTTTATAACAGCAGAAATAGAAGATATTTCTACTGCATCAAGCACTTTTGTAGCTGTGCCTGATGGCGGTAATATTGTAAAAATTATTACTGCACTACAAGGAGCTATAAGTGGTGGAAACGCTGCAATTAGTTTTGAAATTGGTGGTACTGCTGTAACAGGCGGTGGCATTACAGTTGCACACTCAGGCTCAGCAGCAGGTGATGTTGATTCAGCAGAACCAACAGCACTTAGCAGAGTCGAAGAAGATGGAACTATCGAAATGATTACAGATGGTGGTTCTACAGGTGCTAAAAAACTATTGGTAACATTCGTAATTAGGAGATAATAATGAGTAGCTGGAGTTTTGGACAAAGAGTCATAGTCAATCACACTAGAACAGTTAATCAGACAGGAACACAAAGAACAGACGCTTTTAGTGATGGAATAACTTATGTAAGAGTTACTTCTGACACTACTGGTGTTTTTGTTGCATTTGGCAAAACGCCAACAGCAGCCGTTTCTACTGGTATCCGTTTAGTAGCTAATGAACCTAAGACCTTCAAAGTAGACAATGCTGATAAACTTGCAGCTATCATTGCAAGTAGTACAGCTAATGTTTTTGTAGAGGAGCTTAGCGAGTAATGAAAAGAAAACTAGGAGATGGTCAAATTTTTCACTTCCACAACCCTACAGGTCAGGGAGTTATTGAGCATGTTCAAGATATTTCCAAAGTTATAGACTCGAATAAAAGATTACAACAGGAAGATCATAGTATAAAAGATGAATTTCGATTATCCGCTAGAATTCCTGTTGTAGTGTATTACGAATGGAAAAACAAATACGGAGTTGATCTTAGAAACAAGGATCACGCAAAAGCTGTTAAGAAGCTACTTAACAGTCCAGAATATAGATATCTAAAAACAACAAATAGAGTAATATAATGACTGAAAGATTAAAAAAAAGACTTGGAGGAGGAGTTCCTCATGTAGCAGGAAACAACAAAAAAAATAAAACTGTAAAAAACAAAAAGGTAGAATATGAACATAAAGGTTTAGCACCTAGAAATTTTCAAAATCAAACAGCAGCACCTAAAATAGCAGATCGTAAAATACTCGATAATAGACTCGCTCCACCAAAATATTTAAAAGATATAGATGATGAGTCTACACTTAATAAAATAGGAAACTTTCTTCAAGAAGCTCACAACCCAAAAAGATTAAAAAAATTTTATAATAAGGATAAATAATGGCAATATCAACATATGCAGAATTAAAAACAGCAATAGCCAGTTGGCTAGACAGAGAAGATTTAACCGATGTTATTCCTGATTTTATCGCTCTAACAGAAACTAGACACAGAAGAGATTTTAAGATTAGAAGAATGGAGACTAGGGTTACCGCTAACACTATAGCGGATACTGAGTATTATACTCTGCCAGATGGCTATGTTGCTATGAGAAACATACAACTAAACACTAACCCTCTGACTAGCTTAGAATATTTAACGCCAGAGCAAATGGACAGGGTTAAAGCAGGAAGCACAAAAGGAAAGCCTAAAGCCTATTCTATTATTGGCAACGACTTTCAATTAAGACCAGTTCCAGATGGCGTTTATGAAATAGAGATGCTTTATTACAAGTATTTTACCGCCTTATCAGATTCAAACACAACCAATGACATGTTAACTTACCACCCTGATCTGTATTTATACGGAGCTTTAGTAGAAGCAGAACCTTATCTTCAAAACGACAAAAGAATACAGGTATGGGCAGGTTATTACGATAGGGCTAAAAAAGATTTAATTGATACAAACGAAAGAGACAGGCATTCAGGGGTAGCGCCTACGACAAGAATAGATTATGGGCTATATTAATGACCACCTGGACAGTTCTTTCTACATCTTCAACCAGTTGGTCGCAAGTACAAAATACATCAGAAGGGTATTTTGAAACAGAAGATAACTTAGATTTATTAGTAACAGAAACAGGATTACTGTTTCAACAAGAAGGGGGAGTTGTCATAGCTCCTGATGACTGGCAAGATGTTCCAGCTACAGCAACTACAACATGGACTGAACAATAAATGGCAACACAAAAATTTAGTGATTTAACAGCAACAACAACCCCTAATACAGAATCTGTATTTGCTATAGCTCATTCAGGATCTAACTTTAAATTAACGATTACAGATTTAGCAGCTAACTTACCAGCTATTTCAGCAACAAGTTTAACTACTTCAGGAACTATAACAGGTAGTGGTGGGTTTATCGGAAACCTAACAGGTAATGTAACAGGAGCTGTAACAGGAAATGCGAGTACAGCAACAGCTTTAGCGACAGGTCGTACAATAGGCATGACTGGAGATGTTACATGGACTTCAGCATCTTTCGATGGTTCAGGCAATGTTACAGGAACATCGGCTATTGGCACAGGGGTTATAGTCAATGCAGATGTTAATACAAGTGCAGCAATAGATGCCACTAAAATACACGATGGCACAATATCAAATACAGAATTTGGATACTTAAACAATGTATCAAGTAATATACAAACACAATTAGATGCAAAAGCATCATCAAGTTATGTACCTACTGCAATTACAGTTGCAGATGAATCCTCAGACACTACTTGTTTTCCCTTGTTTACAACGGCAGCGACTGGGGATTTAGGTCCAAAGACAGCATCAGGATTAACTTTTAACTCAAGCACAGATGTATTGTCAGGTACGTTTTCAGGGAATTTGACAGGAAATGTAACAGGTAATACTTCAGGTACATCAGGATCAACCACAGGAAACGCAGCAACTGCAACAGCATTAGAAACTGCAAGAAACATCGGTGGAGTATCTTTTGATGGTACAGCAAATATTGATCTGCCTGGTGTTAATGCTACAGGCACACAGAATACATCAGGACAAGCTGGTACAGTAGAAAGAACTAGAGGTAAAGACTACAAATCAGATTGGGGAAGTGCATCTTCTCCTATATCGTTTGAAGTTAAAGTAATTACCAAAACATCAGCACACCCCTATACAGGCGTAGGCTCTAGCAACGCATACACAATAGATGGAGTTGAGGGTGCTGTATTAAACTTTGATGGTGCAGATACAGGCAAAACTTACTACTATAGGTTTGACCAAGCTGACTCTAGTAACGCTAGTCATCCATTAAGATTTTATTTAAACGCAGCAAAAAGCACAGCTTATACAACTAATGTAACAACGAATGGTACGCCTGGTAGTGCTGGTGCGTACACTCAAATACAAGTAGATGAGTACACTCCAAACCTATTGTACTATCAATGTAGCAGTCATGCTCATATGGGTAATTACATACATCATATTTCTAATATGCATAATAGCAATGGCGT